AAACGCGGCGGGTATGCTGGACACGGAAAACCCGGTGAACGCCGCCTATCTGTCAAAGCATAGGCGGAGGCAAGCTGAAACGGAGGCGGCGGCGCAAATAGAAACAAGCGGCGGAAAAGTTTCACCGGTGAAACTTTTTGACGGGCAAGCCCCCCCACGTAACGCCGCCGCCCGCCCGGATGATTTTTCTTTAATGGCGGTCGCGGGGGTTCCGGCGCGGGAACTGTTAGACATGACACTCCGGGAAATTGTTTTAAAATATCCCGGCATAGAAAAAATTGAACGTTATGCGAAAATCCTTAAAGATACTACAATGTCAGCGGAACGGGAACAAAGGATACAAGAACGCGCCTTGACTTTAATTCCTAAAGATTTTGTTATTTCCCGGCTCTTTGCTTTTTTGGAGGGCATAATAAAACAAGTAGTTGAATTCCCGGAGGCGGTGGTTGACCGGGTTATTGCGCTTGCAAGCGCGGAAACGGAAACAACCCGGATCGAAATAATAGAAACCATGACAAACGGATTGACGCAAATAATAGGCGGCGCAAAGGAAAATATAATCGCTGAATTAAACAGCTTAAAAAATAAATATCAAAAAGACATTGAGGCGCATGATCAGATTGAACAAATAAAAGACGCTATTGAAGAGGCGCGGAATGGTTAAATTATACCACGGCAAATGTGAAACAATAATGAATGACATTCCCGATAAAAGCATAGATTTAATATTATGCGATCTTCCTTATGGTTTTACACATTGCGAGTGGGATGTTAAAATTCCTTTTGACATTTTATGGCGGCAATACAACCGCGTAAAAAAAATAAATACCCCCATTGTTTTATTTTCAAACCAGCCCTTTACAACCGAGTTAATCAATTCAAATAAAAAACAATTCCGCTATAATTGGTATTGGATTAAAAATGTTCCTACCGGGTTTTGTTTTGCAAAGGTTCAACCTATGCGCCGCGTGGAGGATATTTGCGTTTTTTATGAGAGGGCTCCAGTTTTTAATCAGCCTTATAAAAAAGAGTTTTCAAGAAAAAGATTAAGAAAAGATACCGGCGGCGTTTATAAATCAAAAACATTAAACAATAAATATTTTCAAGAAACATCGGGTTATTTAGATAATGTTTTAGACTTTGAAAGCGATCTGGCTGGCGGTCAAGAAAGATTACACCCCACACAAAAACCAATAAAGATATTAGAATTTTTAATAAGGGTTTATTCAAATTTAAATGACATAGTTTTAGACAATACAATGGGAAGCGGCTCCACCGGTGTTGCCGCCGTCAATACCGGGCGCGGGTTTATCGGTATTGAAAAAGAAAAAAAATATTTTGACATAGCTGAAAAAAGAATTAAGGCCGCCGAAAAACAAGCCGCGCAAAATCTTTTTGACATTGAAACAATAGAGGGAAGCATAAAAGCCCCCCCCCGTCAAGAGGATGATTTATTCAAATGATTTTAGAAACAATAGATTTTTTAATTCAACAGTTTCAAAAAATCCCCATAGCGCAAGAATACGAACTGCCCAGCCACTTTGCGGAACGGGTGCGCCGCTTGCCAAAAGAATTAAGCCCCTTGTATGGGCCGTTTAGTTATTCCCGGTTTCCTTATATGCGGGAAATTGTTGACTGCTTTCATCCTAAAAACCCGGTCAGGGAAGTTGTTTTAATGAAGGGGAACCAGCTAGGCTCCAATGTTTCAGTTTTGGAAACTATATTGTTATACGATATTATGGTCGATCCAAAACCGCAATTTTTTATAACAGCGGACGCGGGCTTAATTAAAACCGGCGTTAATACGCGCATTGAAACAATGATAAACATAGCCGGAGCGCGGCATTTAATTTTTGCCCAGGCCCCTAAAAAAAAGGGAAGCGCAAACACCGGGGACACCGCAAACGCCAAAGAATACCCCAGCGGTTTCTTGCATTTTTACGGCGCGAAAAACCCGGATCGCCTCCGGCAAAATTCATACAAAAGCGGCAAGGCGGATGAAGTTGACGCATACGCGGCAAAGCTAAAAGACGAAGGCGATATTGTTGCATTGATACGCAATAGAACGGACGCTTATGTTAGAACCCGCAAGATATACTGGGCAAGTACCCCGTTAGTTGATCAAACATCAATCATAAAAAAATTATTTGAATCCGGGGATCAAAGGTATTATAACGTTCCTTGTATTCATTGCGGCAAACTCCAGCCGCTTGTATGGCATGGAAAAAATGAAAGCGGGGAGGTATACGGTATTGTATGGGAAAATGATGAAAACTTTAAACCCATAGTTGCCGATCCAGAAAAAGGCATTAAAACAACAGTTGCGTATAAATGCAAATTTTGCGGCGGCCTTATGTATAACTATGACAAAGAGGTTATGATACCAAAAGGAAAGTGGATCGCAACCGCTGAAAGCAAAACGCCCGGCCTTGTATCTTTTCANNATACGCGATAAAGAAAAATATAGAAATTTCCGCAACACAAAACAGGGTTTAACCTTTGAAGAGTCAGGCGTTAATTTGCGTTATGAGAAAACAATTCTTTTCCGCCGTCATGGTTTTGTTAAAGGTCAGGTTCCTAATGATTTAGCGGTCAAGGATACCGGCTCCCCGGTTTTATTATTAGCCTGTAGTGTTGACGTTCAAAAAAATAATTTATTCATTGACGTTAAAGGTTATTCCGCCGGGGGCGCAACATGGACTATTGACTGTTTTTCTTTTGACGGGGACACCGCGCAATTTAACGGCCCGTGGGATCAGTTAGACGATTTTATTGAAAATAAAATTTACATAGGAACGGACGGCAAACAATACCATATTCAGATAACGCTGGTTGACAGCGGCTGGAATACGGAGTGGGTTTACGCTTATGTATTGCGTCATGGTTCCGGCGTTTACGCTTGCAAAGGTCAGGATTATATTAACGGCGGGGAAACATTTAAATTATTTAATCAAAGCACTTTGAAGGGGATCGGGCTAGGTCAGGCGTTCCATATTAACACCGGCAAATTAAAAGATAGAATTAGTAACGCTTTTATGGCGGCCTCATGGAATGAAGGGGAACTCCAGCCTAGCTGGTTTCCTAATTTTGCGGATGATTTTCGGGATGATTATTTTAAACAATTTGAAGCGGAGGAGAGGGTAGACGTTTATGACCGTTTTGAACGTTATGTGAAAACAATATGGAAACCAAAACACGGCGCGGCAAACCATTTTTTTGATACATACTGTTACAATTTAGCCGCCCTTGAAATATACGCAACCGCTTTTTGCCGGGAAGCGTTAGAATTGCAAGCACTTGACTGGCAGGCATTTTGGGAAAAATTAAAGGAGGGTATTTGTTATGAAGATAACACGGGAGTGGGATGAAACATTAAACAACATTGATTATTATTGTCGTGAAATGAATATTGAATTATACGGCGGAAATGATGTTGTTAAAGCCTTTGAAAAATTTTGGGCATTAAGAAGTTATTTAAAACTTTCCACATTGTCATTTACTTGCAATGGGGTAAAAGTAACTCTAGAAAAAATAAAAAGTTAATAGCCTAATGAGTTAAAAAATAACTACTTTTGAATTATGCTCATTGATGAAAGCCACCCAATTACGGCGGAGGATCAGCGTAAATTTTGGGAGGATACATTATCAAATTCCCGCGTTCTATTATTCAGCATTGACAAGGCTATATTAGCATTAACAAAAGAAGAGCGTAAATCTTACAGCATGGACACCGGGCAAACAACAATTAACGTAACATTACAAGACTTGCCCAGCCTTATAACCCAGCGCGACAAACTAATAAAACAAATTGACGATTTAGAAGATAAACTCGGATTGAATGAAAAGCCCGGTATGTTTCAAGGGGTTCCGCAATGGTAAAAAATATTTATCCCGGAAATAGTATTGAAAATCAGTTATATTCATACGCTAAAGATTTAATAAGCGATGTTTTTGACGGCGATAAATTCCCCGGCAGTTTTGGTTTAACGCGGGAATATGTTTTAAATAATACCGTTGATTATTTTACTTTGCGGCGGCGGTGTTACCAGCTATTCACCGAAAATACATACTTTCAAGGATTGATAAAAAGAATTTTACGCAATGAAATTTTTACCGGGATGTACCCGGAACCGACTCCCGTAGGTTCTATTTTATGGCCCGAATTGAAAGAAGATGAACAAGAAACAAAGGCCGCCGAATTTGCCGAAATTATGGATGTCAATTTTGCGTTATACGCAAGTAGTTATGAAATATTTGATTATAAAAAGCAAATGACTTTTGGAGAATTTCAAGAGGCGGTTAGGCAAGAGGCTATTATTTGCGGCGATGTTATAATCGTTAGCCGCATTAACCATGCAACCCAGCTTCCATGCTGGGATATTATCAGCGGAAACGCCATTGAAACGCCGCTTGAATATCAAATAAAAAACGGAAACACAATAACGCATGGGGTAGAGCGCGATTCACAAGGCCGCCATGTTGCCTATCATGTTAAAGAATATAAAGATAATGAATTTACATTTACGCGGATTCCGGTTTACGGTGAAAAATCAGGCCGCCAGATTTCATGGATGGTTTACGGCGGGAATAAACTTTTAAACGAAGTCAGGGGAATTCCTGTTTTAGCAAACGCACTTTCCATGTTACGCGATTTAGACAGATACCGGGACGCGGAATTACGCGCCGCAGTTTTGGGTTCTATTATTCCGTTTTTTGTAGAAAAAATGCCCTCGGCCTCCCCTACAGGTTCCGGCGTTATAAGTAACGCGGCATTGACAAAGGCAAAGGGTGAACAACCGCAAGAAAAAGAAACGCCGCCGCAGGTCAACATGATTCCGGGAATGATAGTTGACAATTTAAAACCGGGCGAAAAAATAACAAGCATAACACCCACACACCCTAACATCAATTTTGAAAAATTTGAAAAGGTTATTGTTTCCGCTATCGCTTGGGGATGTTTAGAAATGCCGCCCGAAATTGCCGTCATGTATTATCAAAATAATTATTCCGCCTCCCGGCAAGCAAGCACTGAATTAGATTTATATTTGAAATACCGCGCATTTAAAAACGCAAAAGATTTTTGTCAAATTATCCGGGATGAATATATTATACAATCCGTTTTGTTAGGTGAAATATTATTGCCCGGTTTTAAGGAAATTGTTTTCAATCCTAAAAAATGGAAGTTACGCGCCGCGTGGTTAAAATGTGAATGGTCAGCATTATCCCGCCCGTCAGTAGATATGCAAAGGGAAGCGGGCGCGTATATTGATTTAATAGACAATATAAATATGACTAATGACATTGTTTGCCGCCGGTTTACCGGAATGACATTTAAGGCGGTATGTTTAGCGCGGGCGCGGGAAAAGAAACTGTTAGACCGATTAGGTTTAACGGCAAAGGTTGATGAAGATGTGCAGGGCGTTCCTTTAGATAAACCAAAAGTACCTTTTGAGGGTGAAGAAAAAGAAGATGAAAATGAAAACGGGGACGCGGATAATAATGCGGAGGGGGACAAGTGAACCACTTTGAAGTAGTTATAAATTATATTCCTACAGCTATAACGCTTTTAATATTTTTTGCTTTTCTTAAAGCAAATAAAAGTATAAAGAAATTTGAGGCCGGGCCTATAAAATACGAGGCTAAAGACGATCCCGCAAAAAACGATCCTAATAAAGATATTGAACAAGATAAAACCATTTCCGGCGTTATTACAAAA